TAGTTAGAATTTATGTATTAGGTTTTAGGCTGTGGATTTTAGAAAAACATTTATGGTTTAGAGGCTTATAAAATGAGCAAAAAAGAAGAAATTTATAGAAAGCAGCTTTTGGCGATCATCCATACGCACCCGTTTTATAAACACGCAAAACAAAATGACGCATGGGAAGAATTTTTAAGCGCTTGGGACGTAAAAAAGCTGCGCGCAGTTAAAAATAAAAGAGCTTATAAATTTAATAGCCGTTATGGATGGTAAAGATAATCCAAAGTCCAGTACAGCAGAGTTTGCAACGCAAAGTCAAATATATGCCATAAAATCTCTTTGGCAAAGAGTGGCTAATGATAAAAGCGACAAGGCCTTACTATTTTTTATAAAGCGGATAACTAAAAATTTATACCTAAAAATAGAGTATATAAAAAAAGAGAGGCCTCAAAAATACTTATAGTTTTAAAAAAGATGGAGAATAAATAAAATGCTTTGTCCTAAATGCGCATGCGAAAAAACGAGCGTTTTAAAAACGATTTAAGGGACTAAAAAATATAAGAATGAGAAGATGTGAGGGCTGTGGATATAGCTGGATGACCGAAGAAAAACCAATAAAAGATAAAGAACTAATAGAATACGCCGAATATATAGAGCGCATCGAAGGTAAAAAATGAGATTTTTAAAAGCCTTAACTAGATATAAGATATTAAAAACAAGCGATCAAGCGTAAATTTTACTACAAAACTATACCGCTGCGCAGATCGAAAAGCTAGAAATCATAACGGCCGAAATTTTAGCTATCAGCACCGAAAATACAGATAAAGAAACCCTAAAAAAGCTACTTTTAAATAAAGCCAAAAGTGCAAACATAGATGTGCTTCCTAGCGATCTTGAAAATTTATATATCATCTTATCCAAAAGAGCGCTAAAAAAAGTGGCGGGTAGCATGAATAAAACTCTATCATTCGTATTTGACGAGATAGATGCGGATGCAGTGGAGGCGATGAGAAAGAGCTTTTACTGGATGGGCAAAGAGTATAACGAAAATCTGCAAAGCAAGCTAAAAGATAAGATAGAGGGCCTTTTTAAAGGCGAGATAGAGCTTGATGAGATCGGCGCAGAGCTAAAGAGGGAATTTGGCTCTATAATAAGCGCGGATGAGAGTTATTTTAAGGGAGTGAGCGATCATATAGCATTGCAGGCTAGAAACGTCGCTACCGTTACACAAGGGGCTAAATATGGTGTAAAATATTATAAAATTTTAGCTATTATGGACGCTAGAACGACACAAATTTGCCGCTCGATGCACGGACGCATAATCCCTGCGGTTCACCTTGAAACGCAAGCCGAGAGGATACTAAACGCAAATAGCCTAGCTAGCAAAAAAACGGCCGCAGCGTGGAGAAGCGAAGCGTATTTTGGCAAAAGCGATAAAATGGATAGTAATTTTGGACTTCCACCTTATCACTTTCGCTGCCGCACGGAAGCCATACCGGTATGGGTTGATGAAGAAGAGATAGATGGCGTAAAGATGAGAAATACACAGCCCTTTTACGAAAACGAGATTATAAAACATATAGATAAAACGGGCGTATAAAGGGTGCTAGACACCAAAGCCGCAAACGGCGAACACGGCTTAAAATATAAGCTAGAAAAAGACAATAATTTTAAAAGCGATATTATAAAGGCACTAAATTCTATTAATAAAGTCGCCCCGCATATTTCAAAGCAAAATCAACTAAACGCAGCCAGCGATAACGACTATTTTTTAACCTTTGACGGTAATAGAATAATAACGGTTTTTAAGCCTACAAGGGATTTAAAACAGTATTTTAAGGATAATAGCGTAACATTAAAGCAAGAAATCATTAAACATTGGTGGCAAAAATGAGAGAATTTATTTTATATATCGATACGGCGGAGTGTGGCATATATCAAAAGGGTTATGATGTTTGGGCTGGAAACGACTATGACGATAAGCGCAACGATAATTATATTTTTGCTACTTACTGCGTAAAAGACGAGAAATTTATGGGCTTTTATTCTAGCTGCATTTTTGATAAACATATAGAGGCGGCTAAAAGAGATAAACTAATGCAGGAAATTTGCGATTTTGAAGTATTAATTCACAATGAGCCAAAAGAGAGCTTTAACGGCACTTTCATAGATGCGCTAGGATACATAAAAGAGAATTTTAAGGGATAAGAGATTATCAAAAGACGGTGGGCGATATGAAATTTTATGTTTTTGACAACGGAGCGGAATTGATAATAACGAGCGACGACACGCCGAAAAACAGAGACGCCGATGTGTGTTCGTGCGTCGGGGGACTTAGTTTTTTTATAGACTATGTAAAAATGGCTATCGATGACGGTAAAAAGCACGAATTCGTCTTTGAAAACGGCGACGTATTTTGCGGAGAGTTTAGTGAGTGCGTAGAATATGCGGAAAAAATGAGATAGAATGGAAAGTTATAGTATTTGCCTAGGTAACGGCTGGACGATAGAGAGCGCTAAAAACGCCAGTTTGGGTAAAGGTATGGAGATTGAAATTTTTGCTCAATTTGAAGTGCTTAATGATGATATTACCTGGATTTATGACATTGTCCTCCCAAGCGATGAGGCTATAAGTGAATGTAAAAAGATCGCTATGTTTAATAAAACTTGTAAGTTTGTTGTTTATGATCTTGATAAAAGTGGCGACAATTGGATAAAAAAAGAGAGTTTTAGCGGTACTTTCATAGACGCATTAGAATACATAAAAGAAAATTTTAAAGTATAAAATGAAAAATATCGACAAATATTTAAAAGACTTCCTTTTTAGAGTGGGTTCGGGCGTAGCGCAGGTCGCCAAAGAAAAAACAGCACCTATAAGAACAGGCAATCTCAAAAGAGGCATAAGGGTGTTTGAGGCAAACGCTAGTGAAGTGAAAATAGGAAATACCTTAAAAATAAAATATGCCAAATATGTCCACGGCGGCACGAGAGCGCACATCATAAAACCCAAAAAGAAAAAGGCTTTATACTGGGGCGTGCGCCCGGTAAAAAGAGTAAATCACCCAGGCCAAAAAGCAAATCCATATCTGTTAAACGCTTGGAATATCTACAAAAACGGCGGCTTGAAACGCGCTAGCGACGAGCTAGCGCAAAATGTAGGTAAATAGATAGTAAAAGAGATAAAAGTGATTTTAAAAAATTAATAAAACATAGTTACTCTGTCGCATCTCCAACAAAAAGACTTTGTTTGATATACTCGCCTTCAAAATTTTGTCTACTATCTATAAGATTATGAATTTCAACCAAATCTAACCATTTCGGTGCAGGTGCAGGCAGTATTTTTAAATCCTCAAGCTCCTTGTTTGCGCTTTTAAACATAACCCTGCGATGCGTTATGGCCTTTCCATTTATTGCATAAACATCAAAGCCCCCGAATTTATTCGTCGCGGTATCGTCTACGACATAAACTCCGCCTTGTGCATGATCGCCCCCCGCTTCAAAACATTTTATAAACAAATAGCCCTTATATTGCGTGTGGGCACACCTTACTGGGTTGTATTTTTTGTAATAAAATATATACATATTTGTAAGAAGTTCTTCGTATTTTTCTATATCTGCCTTAATATTTTCATCTTTGCTTTCGCATCCGCAAAATACAAACATACCCATAAGTAAAATAACCAAAAACCTTTTCATGCCACCCCTCTCTTTTGTCAAGTAAGCTTATTTTGGTTTAAAAAAATTATATCAAATTTTTAAATAATGTACGCCTTACCTCTTTTATCCCTCACCTTTTCAAAGTAGCTAAGCGCCAAAGCTAACGCCCAAAAGCGGTCTGCGTGGCCGTGTTCGTTTCGGTCGCTGTCGTAAATAAAGCTTTTAGCGCCCGCTTTTCGCTTTATAGCGTGAAGATCGGCTATTAATGCCGGGTCGTTTGGGATGATTATGCTTTTATCTTCAAAGTGCTTTTTTAAATTTAGCGCCATAGCCTCTTTGCTGCTTTGCGTAAAATAGACCCCTTGCACCCTTGAAGGAAAGCGCCTTTTTACCTTTTCGGCTACGCTCATGCCAATACCAGTTTTATCTATCTTTTGCATAGCCAAAGGATTGAAACGTAAAAAATCGATGAGTAAATTTTCTTGCGCTTCAAAGCTTGCTTTGGCGATAATGTCTAGCACGCTTAGCTTCTTTACGCCGCCTTCGTCGTATACGGCTATATGAGCCGATCTATCTTTCGTACGACCGACGTCAAATCCTGCATATTGCGAGACACTTTTAGCCGGAAGTGCTGGCACATAGTCTTTTATACAACTTTTTATAAGCTCCACGCTTAAAAGCGCATTTTCGTCGTCTATAAATTGGCACTCATACGCGCTCGCCCATGTATCGGCGTCAAAAAGATCTCGCATAGTTTCAAGATCGAAATTTAGTCCGTCCTCTATGGCTCTATAAATATCTACTCTATGCCTCGAAAACATATAGTATTTTGTTTCGTTGTCGAATAGCTCGTGAAATAGCGAATTCTCTTCAAACGGCGTAGATAGGATAGTGAGGCGACCCGCTACCGCGCAGATAGACGGGACAAACGCGTGCCAGATTCGCTTTTGATTCGGATACCACGCAAACTCGTCCATCCAAATATC